AAATGCATCAGTATTAGTTCCACCTATTGCAACATAAGATGGATTAGTAGGACCTGAATTTACATTAGAACAACTCATTAGCAGCCAAACCTCATACTAAACCAAATGTTTCTTTCAATTTCTTCTTTTATTTCTTGTTGAAAAGAAAAGTTTAACTGGTCTTTTAATGTTTCTAATGCTTGATTAATTTGCCTTAAGGAATCTATAGTATATTCCTCTGGTGGTTCTGGTATATAAAGATTTATTTTAGCCATTATGTTTGTGGAGCACTTCCGCCTCTACCGTCTGGTTGTATATCAACTCTAAAAACACCATAACGCCAATCGTCATTTACTCCTTCATTTTCAATTTTAATTGCTGCAAGTCTTCCTCTTGCACGTGTGTCTATCTTATCTGTTGTTGAAGTTATTGTAAATGGTCCTACAATTGTTTGCCCTAATGCTGATGTAGTATCTGCTGGATAAGCTTTAAATATTAGAGTTACTTTAGTGTTTCCTTCTAGAAATTTAAAATCTGGAATAAATCTTCTGACTTTAATAAAATATTCTCCATCTCCTTCTTCGTCTAAATCAAAGTCCCCTGATTTAATATAGGCTGGAATGGCAATACTTGTTGTATTAGTGCTTGTTAAATTCAATACTTCATTAACACCTATTTCATGTGCAAATACATAACTACCACTATTACTAACCCCATTAATTTTAGGTGTATTAGGAGTTAAAGTACTTAAATATTTAGTTGCAACTGGATACTCTAACACGTGAGCATCTTCGTAAGTGGTTCTTGCTAAAGTCCCAGTAGACCATACTTTTTGTTCATAGTTATAAGTAACTACTCTATCTATTTGATTAGAATTTGCTGTAGGGTAAAACCAACTAATTTCTGAAAAAACACTATTGTGTCCCGCAAATACCTGTTCACCATTTGTAAAATTAATACCTAAGCTATCTCCTGTAGTTTGAAATATAAAATCTTCAACTGTTGATGGAAGTACTTTAACTGTTCCATCAAATACAAAGAAATTACCAGAATCTCCTATCCAATAAACAGCACCATCTACAAAGATAGCCGCATGTTGTCCAATACATCCGCAGTTAGACCCAACTTGACGTATGCTAAATGTATAGGGAGCTCCTACAAATTGCATAGTATAGGCCGCTTCATCTGTAAGTATTAGCATATAATCCTTACCTTTAACTGCTGCCACAATCTGACTTCCATTATCTAATCTAAATGTACCTGCTGTATTAGTAGAAGTAGGTTCGTATTCCTCAATGTCTTCTTGATTTGAGAATCTTATAAACATTGGATCTTGTGTAGTTGGATCTCCAATTGTAGTCTCTGTTCCAAAATGAACTAAATGTCTATCCCTATCAGACACTCTCGTTAAAACAGAAGCTGTAGGATTATTTGGTACAATAGTTGCTCTTGTGTTTACTCCATTGCCAGCATTCGGATCCCATGAGAAAGTTTGACCATCTTTAATAGTAGCTATTAAAAGCTCTCCATAATTGTCCAAGGACCACGATCCAGCATTAATAGTTGTATTAGAGTATGTTCTTGATGTTCCCCAAGTGGATAATCCCCAAGTACCAGCTCCCCATCCATATCCTAACGTTGAAGCAATAGGTCCTACTACATAATATGGGTTAACACTCGCAGATCCAGAATTTGAAGCTGTTCCAGAAGACGTTGTCGCCATAGTTATTGTAAATGTATCAACTGTAGGTACTGAAACCACTTCAAAAGTATTTGTCGTAAAATCTGTTGCAATAAAACCAGTAGGAGGAGTAACAGCTGTAAATGTAAATAAGTCTCCAGGCTCTAGACCATGTCCAACTTTGTTAACAGTAACTGTAGCTGATCCAGTAGATGTGTTAAAAGTACAACTTGTAATAGCTGTTCTTAATGGAGTTATATCATAAAATACTTCATCAAATAAAACATATAAAACTTTATTTGTGCCAATAGCGACATAACGTCTGCTAGTTAAATCAAACCAAGAATGTATATCTCTTGCTGCTCCAACCAATACGGCAGTATTGATTTGTTGCCACCCACCTATTTTTTCAGGAGAACCATATTGAAAACGTACATTGTCTCCATCAATCCAGCGTCCTTCTGCTTGAGAAGCTGTATCGTTTTTATCAAAACCTGGAGGTAATGGTATCTTTTTTAATGGCATATTTATGCCTATTATAACTCATTAAATATTACTTATAAAGTATTAGGTAAATAGCTTATTTAACTAAAAATAAAAAAGCTATAGTCATTCTTCCATCTAATTTGTTGCTTCCAAATGATTTAGCAGCTGTATGCATTAGATCTGATCTGTACATAAATAATTTATTAAACTCATTTGAACACATAAAAGCATTGTCGTTTACCACAATAGTTGTTCCAGATGAAGGATCAGCATCTTCATTTAGATAAACTACTCCAGAAACTTTATGACTGTAATTTTCATCTTCTTGAGCATCTGTATGCCATGCAGGCATGATCTTATTTGTTTCTTCTGTAGTATATTGAAAAGATACAAAAGAAGTATATTTAATATTATCTTTTTCTAAAAATATATGTAATGCCTTTTCTAAATTAAACAATAAAGATTTGTATGCTTTTTTATTTATGTGATTAATATAATCAGTTCTATTTCCTGGAAATGCTCCTAATGTTTTTTTATGTGGATGATTATCTTTAGTATAAAATTTTTGTTTTAAAGCAAACTTAACTATTTCTTTAGGATTTGTAAAAAAGTTATTTATTATTAAATGTGTCTTCATGATGATTTTGCATAAGAAGGAAGTCCTAAACAAGGTCTACCATCGTATTTGTTTTTCTCGCCTACTGTTTTTATATTATTGTAATGTAAAAATACTTGAGCACAGTTTTCTCCTTTAAAAGCATCTCTCCAATGTAATAATTCACATCCTCTATAAATAAGCATGTCTCCTGGAGTAAGGTTTATCTTAATATCTTTTTTTCCATTATTTAATACTATTTCCCAATTATCTCCACCTAGATTTAATGTAGTAGATATTTCACAAGATTCTCTATCTTTATGTTTATGTAATATATCTCCTTTTTTATATATTCTTGCATATGCATAAGTTTCAACTAATTTTAATTTAGTATGCTTTTCCATTACTGGTTTAACTTTTTTTAATAAGGTTTCCATTGCAAGGTCTCCATAACAAGAATAAGTGTTAGGGACTTGTGGATCATTCCATGTTCCCCATAATCCTTGTTGTGGTGAAGATACATTGTATTCAAATAAATACCCAGCAACCATTCTTTTTAATAAAAAATAATCATAACAAAAGTTAGCTAATTCTTTAGATATAGCTTTTTTAGCAATACTAAATTTATCTTTTTTAAACTCGTATACCATCTTTTAATCTTTGTAAAAATTGTCTATGATCTATAGAACTTTGTTGTTCTGCTAAAATCATTTTTTTCTTATATTCTAAAACATCTGGTTTTACATTATTTAAATACTTTTCTTTTTCAATATTCACTATTCCTAATCCATGTCCTACTTGAGTAAAGCTTTCTATTCCAAAACCAACTTGTCCATACTGAAACGAAAAATCAAATACAGTTCCTTTATTATGTATAAAATTATATAAAAAAGGTCTTTCTTTATATAAATTATGTCTTTCTTTTCTAAAATCTTTCCAAAACTTACTGTCATTTCTTTTTGATAAATAATGATAAAATATAAAATCTTTTACATTATCATTATTTACAGCCGCAAAATTATTATAGTTATCAACTAAATCTTGATTATGATTAAATACTGCTTTTGTATAATGTTTAAGCATGTCTAAATGAGTTACTGTTAACCATATTGATGTTGCTTCTAAAGGTTCTGTAAATCCAGAGGAAAGTCCAATAGCAATACAATTTTTAACCCATATCTTTTCATATCTTCCAGCAAGGAATTTAAATCTGTTTACTACATTTAATTTTTTATTAAAAAGTTTCTCAGCTTCTCTCAATGCATTATCTTCAGTAGTATAATTACTATCAAATACATACCCAGCACCATATCTGTGTTGTAAAGGTATTCTCCAAATCCATCCATTTTTCATAGCAATTGCTTGTGTGTATGGTTTTATTTGTTTATCTTGTTTCATTGGAAAAGCTATTGCTGAATTCATTGGCAACCATTTTTCATAGCTTATCCATTTTGTTTTAAATTTTTTACCTATAATAGCTCTTTTAAATCCAGTACAGTCAAATACAAAGTCAGTTTTTACTTTATTATTTTTTAATACTATTTCTTTTATAAAACCTTTATTGTCTAAATTACAATCTTCCATTATTCCTTCAACTCTAATGACTCCTCTATCAATAGCTATCTTCTTAAGATACTCAGCTATTTGTACAGCATCAAAATGAAATGCAAATGATATTGTTCTTGTGTCAACTTTATTTTTGTAAGACATTAAAGATGGATATAAAAAATCATCTAAATTCTTTTTATTAGCTGCTAAATTTTTAATATAAAAATGATAGCAATCGCTACCAAATAATGGATTTAATGAAAATTGTCTTAATACACCATTAACATAAAATTCATGAAAAAATTTTTTCTTATCTCCATTCCAATTTTCAAAACTAATTCCTTGTTTAAAAGAGCCACCAGTTTTTATAAGTAGATCATATGGATCTATTCCTATGTTTGTTAAAAATCCTATGAAAGCTGGAGTAGTCCCCTCACCAGCCCCTAATATTCCTATAGAAGAACTTTCAATTACTGTTACTTTAGAATCTGGAAATACTTTATTTGCAAATAAAGCTGTGAGCCATCCAGCTGTTCCTCCTCCTACAACAGTGATATTTTTCATTTAAATGGTCTTCCTAATCCCCATATTACTAAGCTATATCTAGTTCCTTTTGTTACTGGAGATACTCTATGCCATATATGAGAAGGAAATACTACTACAGATCCTTTTTTATAAATTTGTTTACATTCAATAATGTTACTACCTTTATTGGTATTTCTAAGATCAAATTGTAATTTTCCTCCAGTGTATTCTGAAGAATCAGATAAAGCTACAGTTACAGATACTTTTCTTATTTTACCATTAAAGTTTACATCTGGAGATTCATATGGAGAATTAATAGAGTCCCAATGCCAATCATAATGTTGATTTTTACCATATATAGTAAATTGCATTTGTTCAAACCAATCAAATTCAAAATTCCATTCAGCATATTTATTTGCCTCATATATTAATGGAATAATTTTATCGTAAATCCAAGGATCATTTAACCAAATGACATCTGAATTTCTAATTTTTTTTAAAACTTTTAAATCTTTTTTTGTTATTTCTTTATTTTCAAACTCATTAGTAACAGCTAATTTTGCTTTTTGAGTTTGTAAAGCGTGCTTTATTATTTTATCACAAAAAGCAGGCTTTAGTATTTCTTCAAAATACCAATAATGCTCTTTTAAATTCATAATACATGAATTTTTAGCATTTATTTAATGTAAAGGCAAGTATTATATTATAGTCCAGTTTTTGTTAACTGGATCCCATTGATACCTAGTTTGTCCATTATCTGGAGTACCAATCCATCTTAAATTAGATTCATCCCAAGAAACTAGTGGATTAAATCCACCTACTGTTTGACCCTCAATAGGAGGTGGTTCTATTGGAGCTTCCCATCCTCTTCTATTTGATGATAGCACCCAACTTGCATATATTTTTGGTGGTAAGAATTCATCGTTTACTGGATCATATAATCCTCCAACATTTGCAAACATATTTCTAAAATTATTATTAAAAGAAGTTTGTTTCCATCTACCTCCATTAAAAAATTTAACACACCATGCTTCTCCATCTGGATGCATGTTGTTTTGTTCTAAAGGACCGTTGCTTGTTTGTATATCATTTCCAACACGTACTATTCTTAGTACATAATTATTATCATTTAATTCTGCAAAATGTGCCATAATTAACCGTGTTGTATTGTTCCAGAATCTATAAACTTAGCTACTTTATCTCCATTAGGAGCTGTAGTTACTGTATTTGATCCTGGAGTTACTGAAAGTTTTGCTTTTCCTGGAGCTCTAATTATTACTACTCCTCCAGATCCAGATCCTGCTACTTGACCATTATTCCATCCACCACCGCCTCCGCTAGCTTTAAATGCAGTAGCATCAAATCCAGGTCCCCTAGCTCCTCCAGGTCCACCTATTCCGCTTCCTCCTGGTGCACTATATCCTGTTTGGTTTCCAGAACCACCTCCACCACCAGCATAAGCTGTTGGTGAACCAGTACCTTCTATGTCTGAAACAAATCCATCTCCGCCAGTTCCACCGTTTGTATTATCTGGAGCAGATTGTCCGTCTACATTGTATCCTCCTCCACCACCAGTTCCAAACCAGTTCGATCCTCCACCATTTTTTCCTTGACCAGGAATTCCGTATCCTGGATTATAAAATCTTCCTCCTCCACCGCCACCTGATCCTCCAGGTATTCCAGCTCCTCCATCCCAACGTCCTCCTCCACCTCCACCTGTAGTTGATATTGGTGATACTGGGTGATTAAAAGAAGATGGGCTTCCTGGATTACCGTATGTATAAGATTGTCCTCCACCTGCTCCAATTGTAATAGAGTAAGGTGTTTTTGCTAATAGCTCTACTGTGGCTCCACCTGGATAATTTGTAAGTAATCCTCCAGCTCCTCCTCCACCACCTATTGGAGATCCTCCGCTAGCTCCACCAGCGGCTACCATATAAAAAGCAGCTACGGGTGCTAATCCTCCTACAGTAAATCCGTATCCCTTACTGGATCCTCCACCTCTAGAAGCATTAAAAGGCATTTTATGTCCTAAGCTTTAAATTGTGATTGGCTAGCTAAAACTGTGTATGTTGAAGCAGCTGTTTTAATTAAAGTATAACTATATACATCAGTTGAACTTGCATTACCACCTGTTGGAGCAGCTCCACCTTGCCATAACGTAGTAACGTTAGTAGATGTTCCGTCAACAGTTGTAAAAGTTGTGTAGTAAGCAGTTGATGAATTTTGATTTAAGAAAGCTGCAGTCATAGCATTACCAACTGTTAACATAGTGTTTAATGCAGTTGAAGAGCTTCCTCTAAAGTTAACAGTAAATTGTCCTAAAGCATCTGACGTATGATATAACACCGCTTGTGTTAAAAGATCATAATCAATAGTTCCACTTGTAGCTACTGAAGTCACTGTTACTTTTTCTTGAATCTGTTGAATCTTTCCAGTTCCGTTAAAAGTCACTGCACCTACACCTTTTGGTGTTAAGTTAAGACCAATATTTGCGTCATTACCTGATGCAGATAAATTAGGATTATTACCAGTTGCAGCATTAGCAAGAGTTACTTCATTAACTGCTGATGCAGTCGCTGTAAATATAATTTCTTCATTACCGTTAACATCATCAATAGTGTCAATAAGAGGTGTAGTTAATACAACTGAGTTAGCTGTACCATTATTAATAGTTGGTGAAGTTAAAGTTTTATTAGTTAATGTTTGTGGAGCAGTAAGGTTCACCATTCCAATGTCTACTGCATCTGTTCCATTTAAATAAATTTGTTTTACAGTTTTATCTGTAGTAGACCAAATAACAGAAGCACCACCAACTTGATTTAAAGCAAGTGTGTAAGCTCCTGATGTACCATTTTCTATAGTATATGTTTTTTCAATACCTGAAGCTACATAAACAGTAGCGTTAGCAGCTAATGTTCCTGTAAATTTAATAACAGCATTTCTAGCATCTGATATCGTAGCATCAGTCATTGCTAAAGTTGTGTTAGTAGATGTAAGAGCAATTGATTGATAACCAGCAATTGCTTGTTGTAATAAGTTTAAATTTGAATTTGTTTTATCTCCCCATGTACCCGAGTTTTCACCCGTTACCATTAGTTCGAGTTTTAGATCTGTAGAATAACTTGATGCCATAAGAATTCCTTTTAAATTTTAGTAATAATACTCAATTTTAGTTTCATTAAGCGGCTATGTCAACCACACTCCAAGTGTTTGTAACCCCTATATCTACAACTGCCCAAGCACTTACATACAATCTACCTGTAGATATTGTAGCAGAAACTCCAGTTACAGAGACTATATTTACAGCTTGTCCAGAAGCAGTACCTTCCACAACATCTAATAAAAGACTGGTTAAATTTACTATAGTATTTGGGAGACCTGTTTCATCACCTAAACTAATATTAAGAGCAGTATTAGTACTTGCATTAACATTAGCATTTGCTGTAATGCTATATATACCAATAGTAGTATTTAATTGTTGACCAATAACATCTACTTCAATAGATGGAACAACTACTTCTTCAGCTCCTTGGTCAATTTCTAACCCTACAATTCTACCCCATGCTTGTTGACCCCATGCATAGTTTCCCCAAGTAGTAGGAGATCCAGGAGTAGTAACATCTACAGCAACATCAATTATATGGTCTACTGTTCCAGTAGAAACATTTAATAATAAACTATTTAAAATTAAATTAGCATCTCCAGTAATTACAGAACCAGCATCCGCGTAAGCCAGCATTGATTCAATATAAACAGGTATATTTGCATCGCCTGTAATAGCCTCATCTCCTAATGATATATTTAATACATTAGTTGATACTTCTACTGTAACAAGTTCACCAGCAAAAACAGAATTAATATTTACACTAGCTAATACGCCAGTTGGTTCTTCTAAAATACCAATAAGAACTTGATAATTATTTCCTACAGTTACTGTGGCTAATTCTGTCGCTGCTAATGCAACGTTTGTTTGAATGCCTACTTCTTCTTCACTTTCTTGAGCAATTAATCCTGTTATTTGTCCCCAATTAGCATATCCCCAATGATCTACTCCCCATTGAGTAGGAGATCCTGGAGTAGTTACTTCTACTATTACATTCTCTCCAGCAAATACAGAATTTACTGTTGAATTAAGTTCAAAAGAATCTGGTATTATTAATACACCAATTATAATTGCTGGAGAAGATAAATAAACATTTAATAGATTCGTATCTACAGTTACTACAATATCTGCAAATGCTTCTTCGTTTCCAACAAAAGTATTTAATTGTATTCCAGTAACATCAACATTTGGATTTATTAAATCTCCCCATTCGCCAAATCCCCAAGTGAATTGTCCCCAACCATTTGGTTCTCCAACGTAGTCAATTGAATTTACTGAAACTGATGATGCTGTTCCGATTGAGTTTACGATAACATCGTTTTGTAATCCCCACTCACCTAAACCGTAGCTAAGTTCTCCCCACGCATTAGCCATAATAGTCTCCTATTATGGTTGAACCAGGTGGTGTTATTATCAATGTAATATTTGCCACCTGGCTCTCCTTAAATTAAGCGATTCTTAATATAGCTGATGAACTTGTAAATGCTGGAAATTGAATTGTAAATGTTCCTGATGTTGCAGTTTTATCAGCACCAAAATCTAATACGCAAACTGATGCACTAGCAGCTGAAGTATTATAAATTAAAGCTCCTCTTGCTGTTAACGTAACTCCTGTAAAAGATAAATCTGCGAAATCAACAATTGCTACACCTGTATCAAGTGAAACTTGTTGGTTTTGTAAAGCTCCACCACCAGCTACATAAGTTCCTGTAGCAGAAACTTCGTTAGTAGATGTGTAAACTGTTGTTGCTGCAGATAAGTTAGCTGTTGATGTATACAACGCTAGTTTAAAAACTTGTCCTGAACCGTTATCGAAATCGTGTACTGCACCTAAAAGTTGTGATTTAAATGTGTCGCACACTGCTTGTGTAATTGCCATATATTTTTACTCCTATAGTTATTATGGGGATGGTGACGGTACTTTAATTCGTAACGTTCCATCCTGAAATTCGTCTCTACGTCTTCTACCTGTTTGCTCCAACGTAAATCCTTGTAATGCACTATTATACTTCTCTTGATACAGTTTGTACATATCCATCGGTCCTTTTAAATATGCAAAAGCTTCTACTAAACAAGCATAAAGTAATAATTCTGGAGCATTAACGCTTATATAAGTTTCTGTATTTGTTGGACTTAATCCATCTGGAGTATAAATATAATCTAGTTCTACTAAAAAAGCTGCGCTTGGTGTAGGGGCTACTTCAATAGCATTTTCTCTAAAAGTAGCATAATATTTAGGAAATCCAGTTGCTCCAGAAGAGTTATATTCAGTTATAAAAGTATCATCCCTTGGTTCTAATGAAACCTGTATTCCAGAAGTATTCGTAGCAACGACTGATCTTACAATTAAAGCTCTTCTATCAGTAGTTGATCCAGAAGATCCTGGTGAATTTGGTAATACTAAGTATTTATTATTAGCTGTAAATGTAGATGTTGCATATTCTCTGGCATAGTCAGCATCTGCTTCTCTAAATATTTTAAATTCAGAATCTCTAATAAAACCATTAACAATAGTAGATGTTAAAACCTCAGAACCTACTTCTGTATAATCTCTAATTTTTTGTACTAATTCTGCGTATGTCATGTTATATCTATTGTTATAGCCCCTAAAAATATATTTGCTTGTCTTCTAGTATTAATAATATCTCCACTTATTCCAGGCTCCATACCATTTGAAGTATATTGTCCTGGCCAATAATATAGATCTAATAATACATCACAACCGCCTCCAGGTCTAACATCTGGCCTAGCAAATTGTAGTGCTTGTGCATCACCACCTGGTGATTTTAATTCTAATTGAGGTTGTTTTGCTTCATATTCAGAAAAATGAACCCATGATCCGTTCCATTCTCTAACCATTTCAACATATGGAAATTGCATACCTGAACGATCAGATATTGCCATTGATCTTTTTCCTTTAGAAAATACTGGCATTTACCAACCTCTTGGAAAATATACTTGTGGTGTTATATATAAACTAGTTCTTTGACTATCTTCATTTAATGCTCTTTGCATTTCATCTTCATATGCTAGTTTTAACATATCAACTTTTTCTGGCATTTTCTTTTGAGCTAAATAATAAGCAAGACCAGATACCATACATGGTATAAATCTATAAGGAAGATTAGCATCATTTGTATATGCCCCAGCATCTTCAATTCTAGCAATGTAATAATATTTTAAATAAGTATACTGAATTCTATCTGGAACTTGATACAAAGTAATTGTAGGTTGTACTTGTCTGTTAACATAATATTGTGAAGGTTGTCCTGTTTGACCTTTATTAGGTAATGATGCATAAGTAGATCTATCAATTTTAGTTAATGATAAATCATTAGTTGATTCTCCTGGTGTTCCTCCAGAACTAGATACGTAAGCTTCTAGAACATCGCTACAGTCAGAAGGAGTAGTATATGTTGCTGTTCCTGTCGTTAGAGCTTGGTCATATAATTTTACTCTCCATAAATGAACTCCTCTATTACCCCACTCAGAAAATAATATATTTAAACTTCTTCTAGCTGATTTAAGGTCATATCCAGAATTAGTTCTAATACCTACTCTTTCATAGGCTTCTTCAATAACTTCGTCTATTGATAGATTAAATGATGTTGTTCCAGAAGTAGGCATCTATATAAGTCCTCCATAATATTTCTTTTGAAAAGGCTTAGTATACACTAATCCACCTTTACTTTTCTCTTCTACTTTTTCAGGTGCTTTTGTTTCAAATTTTACTGCTTTATAGCCAGTAGATTCTTCTGGTTGAGCAGAAGACTGCCCTGTAGTATTAGTTTTATAATTTATATAATCTTGTGGTGTAGCTGTAGAAATAGTTGATACAATTGTGCTAGGATCAGGCAATCCTCCAACTAACATTTTATTAACTTTCTTTTTAATTACTCCACCTTTTTTATTAGTTTCTGGATCTAATTTAAAAGAATATTGCCCAGTTTTATTAAATTCTTTTTCTTGTTTTATTTTAGACTTAGCTTCATTAAGCTGTCTAATGTACTCTTTAGTACCAAGTCTTTTCATTTTTTGAATTTCTGTTTCTTCAGCCATTAAAAAATACCTTTAAATTTAGTTCCTCTTAATTCTTTTCTGGATCCTCTAACTGATCCCCCTTTTGCTTTACCAAGTGGCATAGTATAAGAAATAACACCTTGTTTAGTTTTACCACTTCTATATTGATTTTCAGAAGTTCCTAAAGAAGCAGAAGCTGTAACTTTTCCTGGACCAAGATCTTTTTGAATATCGTAACTTACACCTTTTCTTGTCGTATCAATTTTAGTATCTCCTGGATATCTATCAGTGTCTTTATCGTAATGAACGCCAACTTTTCCATAACCAGGTGTATGTAAATATAAACTTGCTCCTTTTGTTTTTCTTTCAATATCTTGATCAAAAGAAGTAGCTCCTCTTAATTGAGGTTCAACTGCAAAACCTTGTCTTTCCTGTGGTCCTTGTTTTTCAATTAAATCTCCGTCTTTAGCTTTCTTTTTAGGAAAGCCTTTTTTCATATTAGCATAAGCCTCTTTAGAAATAGTTGATTTAGATTTAGGTCTACTTATACCTAATCTTTTTCTACGATTAATGTTTGCCCAAAGTCCGTTTTTCGCTTTTCGCGCACCACGTAACTTGCCATCCATTTCTTTAGGTAACTGTGCTCTAGATATTGCCATTTTTAGCCCATTGGTGAATAGACAATTTTACCATCTATTTTTTGAGCCTTCAAGTATTGCTTCCTATTACCGTTTATTGAATAACTGCAGTGAACCCATCCAGAGTTAGGATCATTCTCATTCCAGAACTCGAGTATACATTGATCATAATCAAGGTTTTGTACAATCCAATCTGCTAAATCTTTATTAGCTATACCAAATATCTCAAAATCTGCTGCTTGACCTTTAGTATGCTGACTTTTACT